TACGACTACCACGCGCGCAAGCGCAAGACGCCACCGACCGATCCGCGTCTCGGCAACAACGTCAACGAGCGCTGCGTGTTCGCGTATTCGAGTGAACAGGTCGATCCGAAGACCGGCATGGCACAGCGCGACGCCACGCAGGAGTTCTTTCCGCCGACGTCGAAGGACGGCACCAACCTGAAGAAGTCGTCTCCGCACAACATGCTCACGCAGAGCTTGATGCACCTTGCGTGGCCGGACGACATCTACGGCGAGTTCTCGATCCACCCGAATCCAATCTGGAAGCCGGTGGCGCTGTCCACCAAGGTCACGTATCTGCTGGTCGGTAAGCAGAACGTCGGTGAGGACAGCCTGTTGGAGGTTGGCGTGTGGCTCGACTTCATCGACGTCGGCGGCAAGAAGACGCGCCATCGCGACCTGTATCAGAAGGCCCGGAAGAAAGACCCGACGCTGCCCGAAAGG